TGTGCCGCGCAGTGCTCGGTATGCAATGTCCTCGTTCCGTGCCTTGCGTCGTTCGGCAAGTGGTATGTCTGATTTCAGGTTTACATACGCGGGGGCTTCGGGGTGCATCAGGTTGCTTACGGCTTTGCGCACAAACTCAGCGCGTGATAGTCCTTCGGTGTTGGCTTGGCTTGTGATGGTGTTCCATGTGTCGTCGCCCAGTTGCAACCAAAACTTAATTGCCTGAGTTGTAGCGCCTTCGATGCCGCCTTTGTGTGAGCGTGCCAGTCTGTCGGCAACCTCGGTGGGGAATTCGAGTTCAAGGGTATACATGTTGGGGGAAGTCATAGTTGCGCCTTTGGTGGTTGGGGATGTGAGGATTATAGCGAATGTATATTGGTTTGCAAGTCTTAAGCTTAAGAGTTTGGTCGTGTTACAGTGTTACGAAATAGGTCGGGTTTGTTACAAGGGGGGTGTAACGATGGGGTGTATAGCTTGCCTGAATAAAAACAACAACTTACGTGATTAGTTATTATAGTAGGGGGTGCTAAATGGGCTATGGTTACACTGTAACAGCCTTCTCAGAGAGCGTGAGTCAAAAAACTTTTTGTTTTAGTTTGCTATAGGTCTAGGTGTGAACATTAAGGGAACTATACGATTTAAGATTTTGACTTTCATAACCTCAAAAGACCGTTACAATGTAACAATATAATATAATATATATATATCTATCTCTCTCTCTTAGTTTTTGAAACGCTTAGTATTACTTTTTAGGGGTCATTTGCAAAAAAACAACGTTACAGGGTTTTGTAACAAATAGGGGTAGTTTTGTAACATTGTAACACGCCTGCTAAAACTCTTAACCTTAAGACTTTGCCCCGATACGTCATAGTTGTACCATCTGCCCGATGCCATTACCTGCAAAACCCCGCCGGAAATCTTAAGCTTAAGACTTTGCCTCGACCCCGAAGCCCTCCCGCACGCACGCTTGCCCGCGTTCTCACACTCACTCTCACGCACGGTCCGACTACTATGACGTTTTCCAAACGCATACTACAAGCACACGCTCAGAAAAGTACGGACGAAAAAAAGCCCGCCGAAGCGGGCAATAGTTAAATGATTTTGAAGTCAGGGTTTGCCTGTCTGAATTCCCTTAACTTTTCGCCTAGGGATTTGGCCCATTTTTTGTGGCCGCGTTTCCAGCATTTATATTGCAGGTCGTGAAGTCGATAATAGTTTGGCATTTTTATCCTTGGAAGTTAACCCTAGGGTTTCCCCTAGGGTATTTGGTTTACTTAGCCAATACTGTCTCTTTGAAACCCTCGAGGGATTCTAGGCAATGATCGAGAATTGTCGCGGCAAATTCTGTCAGACCTAGGGCACGCGCTTGGGCTAATGCTTTGCTTAGGGTTTTATCCAATTCAGTGCGAGTTGTGCTAATAACTTTGCCTGAAGTTTGCGCTTCAGGTTTTGTACCCGCGCCCTCTTTTTTATTGTTCAGATCACGTTGAAAGGGAATACCCTGCTCAAAAGCGATCCAAAATGCGCATCCATATGATGTTGCGGTTGATTGTGAAATAAATTTCTTTTCAACAAGCGCATCAAACATGGCTTTTACTTCCTCACGCGCTTCATTAGTTTTTGCATTGCCTTTCATGAAAAGCGCTTTGGGTTTATCACAAGCCAAAGTGATAGCATCTAAAACTTTTTGAACGGCTTGATCTTGGGTTTTGCGCGCTTTGGCAATAGCAACAACTTCACCATTCCAAGCCGTGACAACGGCGGCGGCTAATTTTGCGGGAACGAATTTTTGTGAAACATTAGTCATTTTGATTTCCTTGAATAGAAGTGATTTAAATTGCCAGTCAAAATTAACTGACAACTGAAGTATCCCTGATCTTGAATCGTTTGTCAATAGTTAAGCAAAGACTTAACCTTAATTATTTGGAATTCCCGCCAGCCCGAAGCCACCCGCCCCCTATCCCCACTTGGCGTGTTTGGGTCCCCCCGCCGCGCTTTACTCTGAGTGTTGAATCCGCTAGCACAACCCCCCAAGCATCCCATAACAAACTATACCCACAAAATTATAAAAAATAATATACAATCCCACCATACCCCCCACCAAGGACTGCTATGGAACAACAACGATTTGGTAGATTAATAGTGCAGAGTTTACACAGCCGGGATAAAAAATCCAATGCACGCTGGACTTGTCTCTGCGACTGCGGCAACACTAAGGTAGTGCTGGGGTTTCAACTTAAAAACGGAAACACAAGTTCGTGCGGATGTTATGCAGCAGAGTTTCGTGCCGCACTAATTAAGACTGCTGATGAAGAACGACGTAACTACACCCACAAATCCCATGCTGCAATGCTGGCCAGATGCTACAACCCCAAACACTTTAGCTACCCTCGGTACGGCGGAATTGGTATAACTATATGTAATCGTTGGAGATTTGGCGAAAACGGTAAGACCGGCTGGCTATGTTTCTTTGAAGATATGGGACCCAAACCTACTGGACATTCCATAGACAGAATAGATAATACAAAAGGCTATAGTCCAGATAACTGCCGATGGGCCACCCAACAAGAACAAAATGCCAACCGCAGACCGTGGGGGTCCGTTAACGGAAGACGCCCCCTTGTTAAATAAAACACACAAGAAAAAAATTACATATATAATCCGCAAAAACAACGGCTGCTATTCCGCCTATGTACACACCTGTAATTGATTACGACGTTCCGCTTGCGAACTACTCCCCGACATTCGAGTCGCTGGAGACCCGCGTGGCTTCTGCCATGGCTGCGTTAGTAGACACTAACAATCTGCCGGCCCCTAACGAAATTTCTGAAGAAGATAAACACAAGGCCCGCGAAGTATTTGTTGGGAACGAACTTGCATCAGATCAGGACTTAGCTTCCCCCGGCATGGTGGTGTATCTGCAGTCCCTGCTATCTGAATACGATCAGGTCGTTGTGAAGTCTGCGGCTCAATTGCGAACCTACGTAACAAACAACTTGCTGAAAGAAACGGCAAACGCCGATCCCCGCATACGGATGAAGTCATTAGAACTGCTGGGTAAGATTAGCGACGTTGGTTTATTTACAGACAAGACAGAAATCACGATGCGCCACCGCCCGACGGAGGAGCTAGAACAACTACTGCGTGAACGCTTGACTAAAGTGCTGGAAGCCGAAGTGGTAGACAACACCCCCAAAGTTACCAAGTCCCAAGTAAAGATAGACGTGTCTGATATAGAAGCGATTTGATGGAACAAACCCTGACGCCGGAGATCATTGCGCGGATTTCTAAGAAGCTGCCTCCCGACGAAGCAGCGGAATTGCTGGCCATGTTTGATGAACTGGATGGTAGAAAACGCCAGACGCTGGCACAGAATGATTTTTTGACGTTCATTGCTGCAATTGATCCTAACTATAAGTTCGGAGTACATCTTAAAAGACTTGGTAGTTTGCTGATGGAGGTTGAGCAGAACGTAAAGAACCGTATTGCGGTATCAATGGCACCTCGTATGGGCAAATCACAGATGATTTCTATCTATTATCCGGCTTGGTATTTGGGAAAACACCCCGACCACAAGGTAATTGTGGCCTCACACACTGCAGATTTGGCGGTTGTGATGGCTCGAAAAGTGCGAAATTTGATTAATACGGCTGAATACAAGGCAATTTTCCCCCAAACTAACATAGCTGCGGACGCAAAAGCGGCTGCTCAGTGGAATACAACCAAGGGTGGCGAGTATTTTGCGATTGGTGTGGGTGGTGCGCTGGCCGGACGGGGCGCTCACTTGATTATTGCTGACGATCCGCTGTCTGAGCAGGACATTAAGGCGGGAAATACGTCTTCCCTTGACTCTACATATGAGTGGTTCAGTGCTGGTCTGCGTACTCGTCTCATGCCAGAGGGGAAAATCTGTGTTTTACACACAAGGTGGCACCAGCGGGACCTGATTGGGCGTCTAATTAAGGATTCCGCCATGAATGAAGGCGGCGACAGCTACGAAACCTTTGAATTTCCTGCCATTTTGAACGAAGGCACCCCCGAAGAGAAGTCAATCTGGCCAGAACAGTGGTCTTTAGAAGCACTGCAGCAAACCCGGGCGTCAATGCACCACATTATGTGGCAGTGGTACGCGCAGTACCAACAAAACCCAACTGCAGCCGAGGCTGCGATCATAAAACGGGACTGGATACGCTGGTGGACCAAGGATGACCCGCCTAGAGTTGACTTTATTGTGCAGGCGTTTGATACAGCGCTTACTACCAAGCAGAGGTCTGACTTTTCTGTGTGCCATACATGGGGTGTGTGGGAGAACGAAGAGGATGGGACCCAGAACGTCATACTGCTGAACAAAGTCAAAGGGAAATATGAGTTTCCTGAGCTAAAAGCCATGGCGCACGAGCAGTATAA